TAATTTAGTATAATCTATAGCATGAAGTTCTTCTTCAGTTGATTCTTTGTAACTAGTTCCATTATAAAGATGATCTTTTATTTGAGCATGCTTTTTCTGTTGTTTTAAATACATTAGGAAAGCATTTCTACAAATTGTAGTTATATACGCAAAAGCATTTTTACACTTATCAACGTCGAAATTGTGAAGATATTTCACACACGTTAACATGGCCTCTGCTTGCATATCATCTCTATATGTATATCCAGCGAATTTTCCACTTCCACCAAGATGGCTTGCTATCGAAAATATCATTCCACCTAAAGTTTCTGACATCTTACCTTCAGTTTTAAAATTCTTTAATTCTAACAAAAGTTCTTGGTTATCAACATAATATGTACTCAACAATTTTCTCCTTTTAAAATGATGTTAGATCCGCGCGTTTCCAGGTATTTGCTCCTGTGCAGACATACACACGGCTTGCATCCCAGCATATTTGTCCAGCATTACCTGCGGCTCCTGAAGTTGCAGGTGTTCTACTTGTTCTTATTCTAATACAATCATCTAAAATATCCAATGGAGCAGTTGGCGCTGAATTCATTCCTAACATCAACCATCCATCTCCTCTCATTCTGGCTCCAGAGGTCTCGATAGTATTACTGTAAAGAGTAGACCATTTATAATTAGGCAATCCTAAGGTATATGTGCCAGTAAATTTAGGTCTTACTGAAGCTACAAAAATAGCTGAAGTAGATAAACTTGTTACTTGAAAGTCTCCATTAGATAGAGTTTCTAGATCAGTATATACTCCAGTGCTGTATAGTAATCTTGCTTGCGGGCCTGCAGTATCAACAATCTCAAATTTTCTAGTACCAGCAGAGCCTCCAACAACTACTCTGTTGTTGGTTGCGTCAATAAACAGTGTATTCGTATCAAAGTTTAAGCTATTAGGAACACTTACAGTGCTTGCATTTATTGTGACACTATCTCCGCTGGCATCTCCTAGTACTGTATTACCAGATACAGTTAATGTTCCTGTTCTAACTCCAGTGCTTATGTACAAATTAACCGCGGCAATATTTGTAGTTTCAATGTTAGTAGCATGAAGATATGTACTAACGTATGCTGAACTAAAATACCCTAAAGAAGCTGAATTTAATCCAATAATCGTTCCGTCAATGTTACCGCCGTCAATGTTAACATTACCAGAACTAAAGTTTGTTATTGTTCCAGTTGTGTTTATTAAAGTTGTGATGTTTCCATTTGTTATATTTGCTGTAGTTAGGGTAGCTAGAGTAGAAGATAAAGCTGCTATAGTTCCCGTTGTTATATTTGCTGTAGTTAGAGTAGCTAATGTAGATCCTAATGTTGGTATCGTTCCAGTTGTAGCAGTTAAAGTTGTAAATATACCTGTAGAAGGAACAGAAGCACCTATTGGAGTGCCATCAACGGCTCCACCATTAATATCAACTAGAGCAATTTGAACTGCTCCTGTACTATTTAAAATAGTTAGGCCATTTAATCCTGCATACGTAGATATACTTAAATCTGTACCAATTCTACCTTTAACATAAGCTGCTAATATTGAGTATGTAGCTCCAATATCCCAGTTTCCTGTAAGTACTCTAGTACCATTTGTCTTAAGATATTGAGTATGTTCATCACCAGATGTATTTGTTCTATGATCTTCCCAGCCTTTGGCTAGAAGATTGTTTACAACCTTGCTATAATACTCTGAAGTAGAGGATGTATCTACACTTCTTCTTGTTACATCAAAAAACTGTAAATTATCTAAAGACCCAGATGTTATTCCAGTACCTGACCATGTTAGCTTAAAAAGTCTTTGGTATTCATATCCATATACAGAACCGCCTTCTTCAAGATCTGCTACATAGAATTCAAAATACCCATTAGAATCAGTTAGAATTGCAGTATCATATGATGTAGTAGGACTTCCTGTTAAGCTAGTGTAAATATTTGCATATTCTGGAGACCCTCCAGCTAAAGGATAGGCATACACCTGAATTCTAGCATTAGGTACAGGTTCACCATGAGAATTTAGAAGATATTGATAAAATTTTGTTTTCATAACTAATTCCTATTTATATAATCTATTTATTAATTCTGTAGAAAGCTGTTATATCAAAATTTTCTACTTTATAAAATTCGCTCTTTACATATGTGTAAAATACTAGTTCATCGTTGCCGTTGAATAGTCCCATTTCAGTTATTGGAGTACTTTCTTTATTACCATTAAATATTCCTTTAACATAGTATCTATCTAAATCTTCTGTGACTATTGTTGTATATGTCTGCTGGGGCACTAGAGCGTTCTTCAATTGTTTATTTAATCTAGCGTCGTACAGGTCTGTTTGACTTCCATTTCCTACAAGAAAATAGCCATCAGCTAAAGATTCAGCAATATAAGTCTTAGAGTACAGACCTCCTACACATATTATAAAAGCATATCCAGATTTAGATTCGTGAAGAGTTATAATAATCTGGTTAATATCAGCATTCAGTGTTATAGATTTTGGGAATAGCTGATTCAATTCATCATCATAGATTTGAATAATAACACCTTTATGAGGTAATGTATGAACTATTGTCCATTCAGTAGAACTTGCGGTCTGAACATGTAGATAGTCTCTATCTCTTAATTGACAATAACCTAATGTTGGTACATACCAAGTAGAAGTTTCTAAATCTACGGCTGTTATACTTACATTAGAAGGAAGTAGCTGTTCTTTATCTAGATAGAAGTAATAATCTGTAAGTACTGCACTGGTTTCTTGTGTATGGGTAAATCCCCAAGAAGCTGAAGCAGTTAACGTATTTGTTAATGTTTCTTCTGCTGGGCCGATTAAACATATACCTGCTGTATTTGAATAGAATTCTACTGTAATATTGTTTTCGTCGATAATTTTTACAGAAGCAGGAAACATCATTTCAAGCAAAGAATCATAACATTGAACTAAAATATTTTCAGTATTAAGGCCGTGGTTTATGTTCCATACAGTTGAATCTTCTTTGTATTTTCTATAAACATAGCCTCCACCAGATGCTGGAGTTGTATCAACACAACAATATGTATAAAAATCAGCAGGTTGTGTTCCAATATTATACATCTTTATTGTATTTCCAGTAAAATCTGTTATTGGAGAAGCCAGTAGACTATAATGCGCGTATTTGGATACTGGTCTAGATACTTCTAGACCTTCATAAAGCATATTAGCATATTCTTTTGTAAGGATATTGTTTGTGCATAAGATTTCACAGTTAAGGTCTACTTCAACTTTATAGTGAGGACTCATTAATAGTCCTTCATTATATGTTAAATCTCCTACTTCTCTAAGAATAGCTAATCCTGTAGCAGAAGTACCAAAAGATACTGTGATATTATCTTGATCAACTATCTGAAATGTGTCTGGAACTTCTTGATATAAATTTGTGCATTCAGAATCAGATACAGCACAGGCTATATATCCAATAGTTGATAGAGCGTGTGTTACAGTCAAATTATTCTCATCAACTATAGAAAAATCTGGCTGAAGAATTTTAATTGACGGAATTAGATTTTTCTCGGATAAGTAAATATCAACATATCCTGTTATTGGAGACGTGAATGTAAGATGAGTCCAATTTTTGTTGTATATTACCATCTCTTCAGGATCAATTTCTGATCCTCCACTATAAACTCTTACGTTTATGGCATATGTGTCAAGATAATGCTCTACCCACCAGGAGGCGCTAGGTACCATCTGTGTATATGTAAACGTTGCATGTGGATGATCTACTTGATAAGAATTTACAAAGATCTGTTCGTCAGCAGACAATGACACGGTGATTGTGTCTGTAGACGCAGACAATGTTACTGTATTTAGTAATCTTCCTTCATTGCTAAATGCCTGCAGATACAAATTAGAAGACATATATTCATTAGCTAAAAGAAAACTAGAAGCTTTTATTGCTTCATATACATTAACAATAACATTTAAAGACTCTAGGCCATGCTCTATATACCAAACGTCTGTATTATAAAGAATAGTTTCCACATAATCAGGAGATTTTATTTCAAGATATCCTGAAGTTACGGAAGTAGAGCTTAAAGCTACTGTATTTGCAAACACAGGCCTGATGTCTAAATCTAGGTCTGTATATGTGCTATCGTACGTTTGTACTAACGGAATACTTCCTCCACTAGCTAGATATGTTTTCATCCAGGCGCCAGAACTTGCTAAAGTTATAGTTTCATCTGCAGCAGCTAATAATATATGCCCAGATTCAGGAACATTAAAGTTTACTTTTACTACGCTATTTGTTATATTAGATACAGAAGCTTCTTTATTATATAGATCATCAGAGTAAATTTGATACACAAGATCTTTGCTATTTAATGTATGTGTTATTGCCCACGCTGAAGTAGGTTGACTAGTATAGAAATCAACCATAATAGCTCTAGATTCAAGATCATGTTCTATATGCCATGTAGCGCTAGGAGTTATTTGCGTGTGAAAGTAATCACCAGATAGGGCTATGACATATGTTCCATCATCAATAGACGTATTAGAAATAAGCACTTGGGTTGTGCCGCTAGGCATTACAGTATCAAATAAATAAGATCCTGAAGCAGGAATTGTTACTGTGCCGTATGTGAACGATGTTGGAGAATATCCTTGAACAATAGGAGCTATTTGATTAAGATTATGAGTATGAAATTCAGTTAAAGACAGAACAGGATTTACATACTGAGACTTAGCTATTAGAGCAAATCCTCTCATGTTTTCATTAAAAGTTAGCATGCATGACCCATCATCTATACATGCGATTTCATCAGGAATAAGCAAATTAAGATTTGAATCTAAACATTGAATCGCAGGAATTCTATCATTAAGAGAATGCGCAATATACCATTTGTCAGATTCTATAAGTTGTTTATGTATATAGCAATTTTCGAAAGGAACATTGAATCCTTTGCCAGATACTAGAGTATAATAATCAGTTCCTGCACAACCTACTGATATTTGATCATAATAATTAAGATAGTTGAAATCAACAAAATGAGGTTCTAGATCATAATCATGAGATAGTGAGAACACACTGTCAGTATGCCATCTTTCATAAACATTGATATTATTTTCTGTTGTCCAAAACAGATTTTTAAAGATTATGTATAGAGATGAATATGTTCCTTTTCTTTTAAGGTAATTGATTATGTTTGATGTTATTTCTCTAAGGCGCTTTTCTCTAGTTCTAGTTTCTAAAGAGACTTTATCTATGAATAGAGATTCATAATAGGATTTATTAAAAGTATAGTTGTATATTTGGGCTAGATAGGGCAAATAGCTTAGCGGAATCTCTTTAGCATCTAGTAGAGTTTTAATATCTCTGCTTCTGTTATATACAGAATTGTAGACCTTATCTAAAGTTATTTCAAAAAATTCTTTAAGTCTTGGAGTTTGGTTATGTTCTGGTATACAAGTTATTGCATATCTGTCATATCCCCAATACTCAATTCTATATTGATTTGCTTCTTTTTCTGGATAGAGTTTACCAATATACTGGTGAATCTTATGGGGATTAATGAAGTAATCCATAGGAATTGTGTTTGTAAAATCACTTCCAGTTTCTATAAGATTATCAACATACTCCTGAACTACTCCATTCTTTCTTCTTAATAGGTAGAAGTTAGTTTCTGCAGGTATAGATATTGCGCTAGTCGCAGAAGTTTCAAGAGAAGTCATTCTTTCTACATAAAAGAAGTTATTATCGTAATAGTCTTCAGCACTTAGATTTTTAGGTCTAAACGGAATTTCTACTCTATTAATATAACCATCAGAATCTTCAACGTCAACTATTCCGTAGAAAGAAGACCATTGTTCTCCTACTATGGTTGTCATAGGACCTATAAGAACAGAACCATCACTAGGTCCTATTTCTATGACAAATTGACTAAAAAAGTCTTCAAGTATAAATCTTGGAAATTCTGAGAACTTCATTTTATCTTATCCTTAAACTTGCCATCTTTAAAGTACCTTTTCATTTTACCAGAAACATAAATATTACCTTTAACCTCTAAGTCTTCAGGTAAAGTCTTAAGATTTATACACCCTTCAAGATCTAAATATCTTCCAACATATAGGCCTTTAGGTAAAGAGGTAAGACTTTTACACCCGCCAAGATCTAAATATCCTTCAACATATAGGCCTTTAGGTAAAGAGGTAAGACTTGTGCAGTCTCTAATATCTAAATATCCTTTTATTATAAGATCTTCAGGCAAAGAAGTAAGGCCTGTGCACCCAAAAAGAACTAAACTTCTTCCTACGCGCACATCTGGCGCTAATGTTTTAAGGCTTGTACAGCCATGAAGAATTAAAACTTCTCCTACATTAAGACCTTTAGGCAGAGAAGTAAGACCTCTGCAAAAAAGAATAGATAAATCTCCGTCTACGCGCAAATTAGGTGGTAAAGATTTAATATCTATTCTACTTAGAATTAAACTTCCTTTTACATGTAAATTTTCAGGCAGATTATCTGGTTCATAATATTTATCATCAACCTTTATTAGTCCTGTATTGTATAGATCTCTAACTTCAGTATACTGCTTTCCAACAACAGGGGTTGTAATAAAATCTTGTACGTATTTAATATACTTATTATCTACAGGCCCATTAGCCTTGCCCTTGATCTGGTTTACCTTGTTACTTTGTACCTCTACTGTGCAATGAGGCTCGTTCTTCTTGTCTCTTAGACTGTAGATTATAGTACTGCCTGAAGATACTTGATTGCAGTAAGACCCTACACAGTGCTTCATTAGCTTACCTTCTCTATCTAGAGATTGGGCACTAGTAACTTTAACCCATCTAAATCCATCTGGGTACTTGCGCACTTCTTCTAGTCCAGTCTTGTCTTCTGCGCTAGAGGCCTTCTTGTTTAGTTCTTCAGTCCATCTTTCTGACTGTCTTATGGCCTCAGGCACAGACATCCTGGAAATATTGAGATCTGGGTTAGCTCTGAAGTAGTCTAGAACATGGTAGATTTGTTGAAAAAATTCACCAGTAATATTAACTTCATAGAGTGTATCCCCGCGTTCCATAGCTTTTCGCATCCAAGGCTGCATTCTGCCAGGCTCAATATAATATACCCTACTAATAGTTGGATGCTCTCTTATTAGATAATTCTTAAGATTCGATTCAGCCCATCTAATGTACTTAGAATTGTTTACATTAACATTGCCTTGTATATCTTTAATGTATGACTTAATGAATGCATCAATAAAAGGAATATTAATGATATTACGTTCTAGAAGCAGGTAGTTTGTAAATTTCATATTAATATATCTCTTCTTCTATTACACAATCCGCGATACTGATATACGGAAACTGATTTTGATCTAATTGAACAACTTTTAGTAGATTTTCTCCCCACTGGCTTGTATCATAATTGATATATTTTGGATAGTATATAGATCCATATTCATAAGGATTAATCCAAGTCTGAGATACGACATCGTAAAAAGCAATATCTCTTATGTTTAAGTTTAAAATACCAGATACCTTAGCAAAACTATTTATTGAAGACTTCTGATTAGCATCTAGCAAAAAGTATATAATCTCATTAAAGGAGATTTTTTCATTAAAAGATCTATTTGCTGGAGAGAAGTAATATTCTAATTTATCTCTAAGATCTTTACGAACTTCAACAAATCTATAATTAGAACGTATTCTAACAGATAAGGTAAACTTAAAGTAGGTAAAATCTGGTATAATATATTCTTCGTATGCACAAAGCATTTTTCTAGGTTCTAGATAAGAAGATATTGTTGTTAGATAATCTGTATCATAGCCTGTTGCTATGTTTATGCCATCTGTGTTAGTATAATATGTAAGTTTATCATCCCATGGATCTGTAGGTACAATTGATATGTAAACTTTATTGTAATTTCTTACATCTCCATTTGTTATTGGATTCTGTTCTTGTTCTCCCCATACGTTGGCATCAAGAATTGTGTTATGTTGAATCAAATATCCTTCATAGTCTGTTTTAGTAACACATCTATATTGAGCATGCGTGTTATTTTTTGCATGTTCTTTAATTTCAGATATTGTATCTGGTAAACTTCCTCCAGTAGCTGCTACCTCATTTGTAATACTAAAGTCAGATGTGTCTAGACTGTATGATACATCAGCAGACGTAGTAACAGTAATGAAGTCATTATTAGTTTGAGTTATCCATCCTAAACTAAGATTTCCGTCTGGTCCTAAAGTTTCTAATAATGTAACTTCAATTATATCATTTAAACTAGGAATATTTCTAGATTCTGAAAACTCTATTATGTAGTTTTCATACTTGTTGTATCTAAGAACATAAACATTATCATCATCGTACAATCCACTTAATTCGTCATAGAAATCATCAATTCTAGACCATTCTGTTCCATTTACAGTTAATTGAATAGAAGGAATACTGTCTTCAAGATCATCATCATAACTAAAGTTTAATGTAGGCAAATAGATAGAATTATCAACAAGATCTCTACCTGAATACGTATAATTCTTAATTTTTCCTTGAGTTACTTCAATTCCTGAATATTCATAATATCCTGTTATTGTGTTAAGTGTGAAGTCATCAGGATATGTTAATACGGTAGATTCTGTAGTAGAAAAGTAAATTGCTTCTGTTCCTGAAATGTAAGCATCTTCATCTGTTGGAGGAGTGGTCCACGCTTCAGCCCATGGATTTATTGTTATCGTAGAATTGTTAATAACATTGTCTATGATGGCTAACTTCAGGGTTGTTCTAGAAGATCTATATCCTAATGGATAGTAACCAACAAGCTGAGACAATCTAGAGACATTTTCATAAATATTAGCAGAATCTATGTAAACATTTTTAGCTATTTTATTTAAATAGAAAGACGTAAGCTCAGAAATATAAGCAATAAGCTCTATAAGAACTGTTACATTACCACCTTCGTAATTAACATTACTGAAAGTAGAGCTTAATTCTAATTGTTCTTGAATCTTAGCTTTAAAGGTATTAAAATCAAAATCTACATAATTTGGAGCAAGTGTTGTGTTTGCCATATCAGCATTCCTTAGAGATTATAAACTCTTTAAGATAAAGCTAAGGGTTAAAACCTCTCCAGTAGACCCTATAGCCTTTAGTTCATATGTAAGTGTTATGTTATACGCAGCCTGATCAAATCCCATATGAACATTTACATTTTTTATGTTTATTCTATCTTCCCATTCATTTAAAGAATCATAAATAGCTTCACCAAGTCTTCTTGCTACGTCTTCAGTCATTGGTTCATGAAGAAGATTTACGACTCCATATGAGAAATCAGGCATCATTCTTCTAGAACCTTGCATAGTTTTAGCAATATTCATCATTGAAGCTTTCACAGCGTCTATATCAGTAAGAAGCTTTATGTCTCCATCTCTCTGCCTTTGAAGTTCTATGTCGATGTCAGTGTATGCGTATCCTGTCATTGTAATCCTATGTGATTTCTTCTATTTCCGGGAAGTCGTCGTATTTACCGGCCCAGTCTGCATTTTCTACAGTTAAATATTGGGCAATTTCTCGTACTTCCATTTCATATTGAATCAATTTTGCAAATAATTCTTTAACACTTATTTTTATTCTTATAATAAGTTCTACGATATAATCATCAAGCTCATCATATATAGTATTTATATAATTTTTAATCTCTGTGGTCACATAAGCATTTAAAATTTCTAATACTATAGTATCTTGCATTTCTGCATCATATTCAGAATCCGCTTCTGTTTCTAGATAAAGTAGGGCATCTTCAGTAGAATAACTCTCCATTCTTGTGTTATACTCTTCATCAGTTTCTCCAGGCAATCTAAAAGATTGGTATTCTTCTTCAGTTATTATCGTTGCGTCATACAAAGCTTTAATTGTTACTCCTGGATTTTCCTCTAAAATTGTTGCTAGTCCTCCAAGATCGTCCTGAAAACTTCTGTATTGTTCTTCAGTTATTATCGCAGCGTCATAAACAGCATACATAGAAGAAGATGGATAATCCCAAAGAATAGACCTTAAAGCTTGATCCATAAGAGGCTGATTTAATAAAAATGGAGCAGTATGTTGTTGCTGTTCATCTGTAAGGTATCCATCTCCAGAACATACAGGAGTAGTAACTAGACCTCCAACATATTCTAAAATAATCGGGTCTATAAGATAGATTCCTAATTCAAAATCATCAAGTGTTGCATTAGCCCATAGAGTAGTTTTAAAGTTTGATCCTACCTGCGTATAGATATAATCGATAGCATCATCTATTTGAAAATCTCCGGCGCCGTCAACAAACGCTGCTGATAAAGTTTCAGTAACAAAATAGCTCATTTCATTAAATTCTTCTACTAAACCTCCAGACCCAGATATTGATGACATTGATACTGATGTTGAGGCAGGTACAGTATAAAAATATTGGTCATTAATATCTTGGCTGCCTAGACCTAAATAAGCTTCACCGCCTTCTTTAAAACTCCCTATTCCAAAGGCACCACTTCTAGGATAAAGATATATGTCACCTAGAGCAGTAAATGAAGAATAATCAAATGCTGCTTGATTTAAAGTATTAAAATCATCTAAACGGAGTTTAATTGTTGGAGTATATGCTGCCTCAAATGATGTTGACGTTGTATAAATTTCATTTGCTGATGAGTATACTGACAGTAAACTTTTTACTAAATTAAGATCCGCTGGAATTCCTGATACCTGATTAATAATATTCTGGCCTACTTGTCCAGGAAAATTCATTATAGTACTGGCATAGTTTGATATTGTAGTTATCAATCTTTGAGGAGCATTTGTAACAGTTTCATATAGTTGTTTTGCAGCGTTCATTTCATTTTTAACATAAGTTGCTATACTATCAATCTGTACCACGACATCTGTTATAGGTTTTAATACTCCATTTGCCCAACTAACAGCATTCTGAATTCCTTCTCCAATTGCCTCTTGAAATTTTTGGACGCCCTCTACAATTGGAGACATTGCTTTATGGATTGCAGCCTCTATTCCAGATAAAGCAGTGTTAGTTTTATTTAACGCTTCTGATATTGGTTTTTTACCAAGTAGAGTAGGAGTACCCCCGGTCTGATTAGGGGCCATTGAATTCTTAGCGGCAGGGCCATATGTGCTCGTATTTTTAAATCCAGCAACTAAAGATGAGAAAAATCCTAAAGTAGAATGAGAAGTTGTACCTTTTCCAGAAAAAGTTTGGCTTCCCCATACACCAACATTTTGGCTTCCTTTAGCGCTGATGTTTTGACTAGAGCCTGAAGCTAATGTTTGTCCTTGTACTCCATAACTTGTTTGATTTCCTTGTACTACTTTCGTTTCATCTGATTTTACAGAAATCTTCTTTTCACCAGAGATAATTTCGTTTTCATCTTCTTCTATAAATCTATAAGATGATCCATCAATATATTCATAAGAGTTTCCTATAATAAGATTGTATCTAGCGGCCTCATTTCTTATTATCATTTCTCCTTCAGATGAGATCTCTATGTATGAATTTGAAGGATGATAAAGATGAAATCTTTCTTGATCTGGTGTGCTATCAAGTTCAATAACAAATCCGCCATGAGTGGCTAATACTGAATTATTAGGATATCTATTAGATCCTAGAAAATAATATGGTCTAGGTTCGCTCCATGTGCCACTATTACCATTAGGAATATCTTCTATTCTATTATCATCTCGTACTTTAATTGCAGTATTATCTGTTACGTCTCTAGCAAGTCTATTCCAGTCAGGCTCTCCTAGCAGAGTAGATAAAGGAAAGATCCCTGAAGGATCATTAAAGCCATCTTTTACATTAGCTTTATTCTTTGGAACACCAGGAGCTGAAGCAAAGTATCTAGGCTGATTAATATTTCCTGATTCAAAAAACAGATATATATGACTTCCTTGAACAGGCACAGAAAAAAGACCAAAGCCTGAAATTGATCCTTCAAATAAAGAAAGAGCAGGTTCTGCCCAAGGAAGAGCTGAGGTAGGAATACCTTCTGTTTCAGATACTGTTTTAACTGGAGTATGAAGTCCATATACTCTAATTCTGCATCTGCCGCGTTTATCAGGATCTTTATTATCTTCTACAACTCCCCGATAAATACCCTGAAGTGTTCCAGATGATGGAAATAAATTTTTTGCAGAAATTCTAGACATTATCCAAAAATTCCTATTTTAAACTTATCTATGATAGAAGTCAAGCTGATAGTATCACTACCCTGAATTTTACCATAAGCGTTCTTTAGACAGGTTAGGGTCTGAATAAAAAATGGAGTCTGCATAGGGGTAAAACGATGAACTACTCTTTTTACGAGGTAGGTACCAGAATCCATCGAGGAATAAAGCTGGGTTTGAGTCATAGAAGGCCATTGAATACTAATCTTCTGCCCAGCCCATCTTTTATTATGCCCTTCTACAACAAGTTTAACACTGTTCTGAAGTGTATATCTTTTGATGAAGTTATTATAAAATAAATTCTTTAATATAGTCTTGTCAGATTCTCCTGTAGTATCATATGTGTATTTAGAAGATTTTATATTATTTTCTTCTTTTGTAAACAAAGAGTTAGTACCCTGTGAAGATATCTCTTTAACAGCTGTTGCATAAAGAAAAGCTTCATCTGGTTCTATTCCAATCATTGTTTTTGTTTCTGAATCGAAGCCTAACAGATTGCCTCCGCCGAACTCTTTCAATCCCATTGTATCTATTCCTGTCTGTTGCCAAGACAAAACTCT